CCAACGTCAACGCGACGGACTATTGCTATCCCCGCGCGCCGACGCACTCCAACGCCGGTGTGGCCGCCCTCTATGCGGCCGGCGGAAGCGCGGTCAATGACCTGATCCGTCTGGGCTCGGGCGACCGCGTCAAGATCGTTCTGGCCCAGGGCGGAAACGCCAAGGTCGGCGCGTTCCACATCGTGGTCGAGGACTGATGAACTGGGGCGGCCTTCGGGTCGCCCCTTTTCGTTCGAGAGGCTGGAGGATAGCGATGCGCGAGACCTGGTATGTTCTGGAAAGCGGCCAAGCGGTCGATCCGCGCGAGGTCGTTTCCGACGCGGCTGGCCTGTTGCGCCACAAGTCCGGCCCGGTGGCCTATCGGAACGGTGTGCCGTCCTCGCGTGGCGTCGATCTGGCTGAGGAGCGCGGCAAGGCCCGCGACCTAAAGCCGGCTGCCAAGGCTGGCGGTTACAAGACCCGCGAATCGAAGGCCGGCTGACTTGCGCCTCCCGGTCTGGCTAGGCGGAAAGAGCAAGGCGTCCGAGGGCGAATATCGCCCCGGCCCGTATGCCCTGAGCGATGGCCTACTTACGTCCGTCGCTGGCCGGTTCATGAACTGGTGGCAGATGGGCTACTCGCCCAGCCCCTACGGCGAAAGCGGCGCAATGGTCGAGGCGTGTGTCTCGGCCTATTCCCAGACCGTGGCCATGTGTCCGGGCGACCACTGGCGCAAACTGCCGAACGGCGGGCGCGAGCGCGTCGTCAACTCGGCCCTCAGCCGCATCCTGAAGCGCCCCAACGATTATCAGTCCATCTCGGACCTGATGCTGAACCTGACCCGCCGCCTTTACGAAAAGGGCGAGACGTTCGCGCTGGCCATCCGCAACAATCGCGGCGAGATCACCGAACTCCACCTGATGCAATTCGGTGTCCCGCGCCTCGCGGTTGACGGCACGATCTTTTATGACCTGAGCGGCAACGACATCGTCGATCTGCGTTTCGATCTGAGCAACCCGATTCCGGCGCGCGATGTCCTGCATTTGCGCCTTCATACCCCGCGCCACCCCCTGAAGGGTGAGAGCCCGATCCTGTCCACGGTTCTCGACCGTGCGATGGCCGGCGCTGCGCTCAATCAGCAGGTGGCCTTCTACCTCAATCAGGCCCGCCCGTCCTTCATGCTGGAGACGGACGAGAAGCTGACGAAAGAACAGACGGACGCTTTGCGGGCGCGTTGGAACGAACAGACCCAAGGCGACAACGCGGGCGGAACCCCGATCCTGACCTGGGGCCTGAAGGCCAAGCCGGTCAGCATCTCGCCGCAGGACGGCCAACTGGCTGAGATGCTGAAGATGTCGGACCAGAGCGTCGCGCTCGCGTTCCGCCTGCCGCTTCAGGTTCTCGGCCTCGGCGGGACCGCTTTCGCCTCAACCGAGCTTCTGATGCAATCGTGGATCGCCTCCGGTCTGGGCTTTGCGCTCAACCACATCGAGGAGGCGTTCGGCCAACTGTTCGGCCTGCGTGGCTTGCCCGACGAATATCTCGAATTCGACACGCGAGCCCTTCTCCGCAGCGCCTACCGTGAGCGCATGGAAGGTCTGGCCCGTGGCGTCATCAGCGGCATCTACAGCCCTGACGAGGCCCGCGCGTCCGAAGACTTGCCGGCTGTCGAGGGCGGCCACGGCAAGATGCCGCGCGTTCAGCAGCAGGTCGTCCCGTTGAGTTACGGCAGCGAAATGAAACCGCCGGAGCCTGCCGCAAGCGCGCCCGTCGCCCCCGAGGAAGATCAGCAGGATGACCAGAGCGCAGACTCTCCCGAGGCAATCTCCGAGCGCATCAATGCCTTCGCCCTCTTACACTGAGGCGCTGGAGCGTTCGCTCGGTCAGGTCGTGTCGCGCGCCCGGGGAGAACTTGATCTGCTGAAGGCCCAGGCCGAGGCCATTATGGCAACGGCAAGCGCCAAGGCCGCAGAATCGGAAGCGCGCCTTAACGCCCTCGACGCCGCGATCACAGCCCGGCTGGAGAAGCTGACGGACGGCGAGCGCGGTGACAAAGGCGAGCCCGGCGAACGCGGCGAACGCGGCCCGGCTGGAATGCTGCCGGTCGCAAAGGGGTGGGCTGCCGAGGTTCACTATGCGGGCGAGGTCGTCACCCATGCCGGCCAGACTTGGCAGGCGCTGAAGGACACCGGCAACGAACCGGGATCGGACGACTGGGCTTGCCTTGCCAAGCGCGGCGCTGATGGCCGGGATGCGCCCGGCATGGTCATCCGGGGAACCTGGGCGACCGAGAACGAATATCAGGCCCTTGATGTGGTGGCCCTGAACGGTGCCGCGTTTGTGGCCAAGATCGACAACCCCGGCCCCTGCCCCGGCGAGGGCTGGCAACTGATGTCGGCGCAAGGCAAGCGCGGCGCGGCGGGTGAACGTGGCGAGAAGGGTGACAAGGGCGAGCGCGGCGAACCCGGCGCGACGATGAAGGCCGTGTCGCTGGACGACTTCGGCGTGTTCTCGTTCGACTTGACGAACGGCCAGACGGTTCAATGTGACGCCCGGTCGGTGCTGGAGCGCATTATCAGCGCGGCGAGGGATTCCTGATGCTGTCCCCGGTTCGCACTTCTGCCCCGGCGACAAACCCCGTCACGCTGACGGAAGCCAAGTCACAGTGCCGGGTCGATCATACCGATGACGATACGCTGATCACCCTGCTGATCTCGGCGGCCACGGCCCATCTTGACGGCTATGCGGGCGTCCTCGGGCGCGCGCTGGTCACCCAGACTTGGCGGCAGGACTTCGAGTCGTTCTCTGACCCGCTTCGTTTGGCGCTGGGGCCGGTCGCATTAATCACCAGCGTCACCTATTACGACGCCGACAATGCCGTCCAGACGCTGGCCGGCACGGTTTACGGACTGTTCGCAGATGAGTTCGGGGCATGTCTGGCGCTGAAGCCGGACCAGACCTTCCCGTCTGTCTATTCCCGCCGGGATGCAATCTCGGTGACCTACGTTGCTGGCGTTGCCGACAGTGCGGTTCCCGCGCCAATCAAACACGCGATCTTGCTGATGGTCGGCCACTGGTATGCCAACCGCGAGGCGGTCGCCCCTGGCCAGATGTATGACGTGCCGATGGCCGTTGACGCCCTGATCCGCCCCTATCGGCGCGTCGGGGTCTAGTCTGATGGCCCTCGCCGCCGGCAAGCTCGACCGCAAGATCGTTCTTCAGAGGTTCACCTCGACGCTCGACTCCTACAACGAGCCGGTCCTGTCGTGGTCAACGCTGGCGACCCGTTCGGCTTCGTATGAGCCGATCAGCGACGGCGAGCGGTTCCGGGCGGGCGAGACGGCGGCGACGGCGTCGGCGCGCTTTGTGATCCGGTACGGGGCCACGGTCGCGGACCTCAACCCGAAGGACCGGCTAACCTTCGACGGCGACACGTGGCAGATTTTGCATGTTAAGCAGATCGGGCGGCGCGAGGGCATCGAGATCAGCGCGACTGTCCGGGCTGATGTCTAAGGGCACAACGGTCACCATTGAAGGCTTGCGTGAGGTTGACGCTGCCCTCGGTGAACTGGGCAAGGCAACAGGCCGGAACGTCATGCGGCGGGTCGCGGTCGCCCGGCTGGAGCCGATGGCCGAAGAGGCCCGTCGGCTGGCACCGGACGATCCGAACACGGGCGGAAACGATCTAAAGACCAGCATCGCGGTCTCGACGAAGCTGGGCAAACGCCAAGGCAAGATAAACCGGCGCAGCAAGAGCGAGGCCGAGGCTTACATGGGGCCGGCTGGACCGGCGGGCAAAGTGCCACCGCAGGGCACCCAGCAAGAGTTTGGCAACAAGAATCACCCGCCCCAGCCGTTCATGCGACCCGCTTGGGATGCCGGCAAGGATGCGCTGCTGGAAGGCATCGCTGACGACCTCTGGACCGAGATAAGCAAGGCCGCCGCGAGGCAGGCCAAAAAGGCCGCCAGACTGGCTGCGAGAGGGTAACGCATGGAAGCCGCCCTGATCGCAAAGCTGCTGGCCACGGCTGGCGTCACCGCGCTGGTCTCGACCCGCATTAACTGGAGCCGTCGTGTGCAAGGCGCGGCGTTGCCGGCCATCGTGCTGCACCGCGTTTCGGGGACGCCTGACGTTCACCACGCCGGGGCCTCGGGCCTCGTTGTGAGCCGGGTCCAAGTCGATTGCTGGGCTGCGTCCTACGGATCGGCCAAGGCGGTCGCCCGTGCCGTTGAAACCGCCATCACGGCGCAAACCTTCACCCAAGGCGCGGTGCGCTTTGACGTGATCCTGATCGACTCCGAGAGAGACGATTCCACCGACGAGACCACCCCGCTTTTCCGCACCTCCCTGGACCTGATGGTCCATCACGCCTCGGCATCCTGAAGGATAAACACACATGGCCGCTTCTGCCGCTGTCAACGGGTTCGGCGCTGTCTTCGCCTACCTCTCGACCGATCCCTCGACCTACACCGCCCTCGCAGAGGTGCTGTCGGTCACCCCGCCCTCGATCAATGTCGAGACCGTCGAGACGACCCACATGGGTTCGGACGATGGTTTCCGGGAATACATCGCCAGCCTGAAGGACGGCGGCGAGGTCACCGTCAATCTGAACTATGTCGAGGCCAGCGCAACGCTGCTTCAGACGCTGGTTCTGGCCGGTGTCGAGACGTGGCGCGTGACCTTCCCCGGTTCCTCGACCTTTACCTTCATGGGCATCCCGACCGCCTTCGCGTTCGATGACGTTGTGATCGACGACAAGGTGGCCATGTCCCTGACCATCAAGGTCACCGGCAAGCCGACTTACGCGGCGGTCTAAGCGTGGGCGTGAACCGTATCAAGGGCGAGGTTTCATTCTCGATTGAGGATGGCGACCTCGCCGGAGATTTCGTCCTGTTGCTGGACTTCAACGCCCTGTGTGATCTGGAAGACGATCTGCCGGGCCTGATGGATGGCACGGCCGAGATCAAAACGCCGTCCGCAATCCGGGCGGTGTTCCATGCCGGGCTTCAGGCTCGCCATAAGGACATCACCTTGCGCGACGCCGGGGACATCATCCAGGCGCTCGGCATTGAGCGGGCGGGCGATCTTGTGCGCCAGTCGTTCGAGGCATCGTTCTCGACCGCCAAGGGAGGCGAGGGATCAAACCGCCCTCGGAAAGCACCGGCGAAGGCTGGTGCTGGGAACGGGCGTTAGGTCTCTGGTGTGAAGCCGGGCGCGATCCTGACGCCTT